TTCGAGTGCTTGTCCCACAGGCCCATCGGGACGAACGCTTGAGACGCCATCGCTTGCAACGTGTCATCGACGCGCTTGCACAGTTCCCCGTCCTCCCCCGCGCTCGCCCCGGCTGTTACGCCGGGGCTGGTAGCGTCACCGTGTCGGGATTCCACGGCGGCATTGGCGCCACCCCCTTTCGCTTGTTCGAGGTTACGGATCGCCGTCTCGGCTATGTCGAGAAGCGCGGGCAGTGCGTTGCGCATAGTGACGATGAGTGCGGCGTCAATCTCCATTTGCTCGTACTCGATATTGTAGCCATCTTCGCGCTCGGTCTGCGAACTATCGCATGTGGTAGCAACTTCCCGCTCTGGAGAGATAATCGTTGTGTCATCCACAAGGTGGGTTGACCACGGCCCTTTCGTCGCCTTCGTCAGCAGCCCTCGAAGTTCCTCTATCTGCTCTCTTGTGATCTCAGTCATTGGCCTTCTCCACTTGTTCGGCGAGGGCGCGGAGGTTGGACAGCCGCCAGTTCAGAACGGCCCGCACGGTGAGCATCTCGGCTCCACTCATTTCACCAGCAGCGAGCAAGATGTCGCCTCTTGTCACGTTCGCGTCTTCGGCGATGATGGCCTTTAGCGTCATGGCGATGACGGCTCTCGCGGGGATTGCGAACAGCCTTGTCGCCTCGCAGATCGTATCCTCGTTGCGGTTTTTGTTCTCGCTGCGAAAGCACATGACCAACGCCCGCGCTCCTCCCTCGATCAGCTTCTCAGCGTCCACGATTGACCTCCCGTCCCGCTGGCGTGAAACCCGCTGCAATAGCGATTTCACGGAATTTTGCGCAGGTTGGAATTTCTGGTTTCGCAGTTCTCGACGGCTCGATCTGATGAATCGTCGCTGCCTGTCCGCCAACGAAACCGCAGGCGTAGGCGATGGCGGTTCTTCCAGTGATGTTCATATAAAACGGTATGCAGACCAGCGCCGCGCCAATGATAATCCCAATGGGTAGAAGAAGCCACAGCCTTCCAGAGTTCTCAACGTCCATCATCGTTCCCCGTGTCTTGTTGGTTCTTGCGCGCGGATTCCTTGCGGACCTCGCCGTCAAGCGTCTCGACTGCCTGTTGCGTCTCGACCGTAATCAGGCCGCCCTTGTTCATGTCGATGTTGAAAAATCGAACGACGCGGCGTGCTGCGCTCAAGAGTGTTTCTTCGCTCATTTTGGTCCGAACCTTCGTGCTATGTTAGACGACCCAAGCGGAAGGAGTGCGCTCTTGTCGATCGACGCTTTTCGGTCGCTGCGTTCCGGCTTCTCTGTCTTTGGAAACGGAGCGGATTTGATTGGCTTGCGCGGTCCTTTGATACCCAGGTGCGCCTGCTTCTGTCTCTTCGCTTTAGCGATGCGTGGGAGATCGTCCTTGTTCTTCGCCTCTGCGCATTCGATGTGGACCGGCGCGCGATTGTCCCATTTGTTCGTTCCGCCGAGACCGAGGGCTCTCATATGCTCGTCGCGCCATTTCGCTCCAACAATCATCTGCTGGCAGAGCGCGCAACGGCCTCCGAACTCCTCAAACATCGCAAGGCGCTCGCGCGGCGTCAGGGGCTTGCGCGGCGTCGTGCCAATGTCTTGCGTCTCGCCTGCGAGTTTCGCCGTGCTCATGTCTCTACCTTTCGGGCGGGGATGGCAAAGGACGCCAATGCGTCGGCGCAGTCGGCACGCAAAAGAAGTCATCGTGTTCTTCGTCGTCCCAAACCTGATGCTCGCAGTTCCAAGGGCGCATCAGGATTTCGCCCTTGTAAAATATCAGGCACTCGACGTATTCGTAGTTTGACTTCCCAGGCTTTTCCGGCAATCGCTCTGTCGTCGGAATCCACCCCTCACAAGATGGGAGGATGGAAATAAGAGCACGGGCGCGCAGTGCAACTGATCTGAAAAGTTCGCGATCTTCATCTGGAGTTCCGTACGGGTCTTCGCATTGCAGTGCGATCTCTTCCAGCGCCTCTCGTATCTTATCCATGGGTGTCTCCGGGCGAGGTCGAAAATTCAGCCTTGGCTTCCTCATGAATAATTTCACGTAGCCTGTTTTCTGCCGCTATCCAGCGCGCCTGCGCATTTATCTTTTCGCGCGTGTTCCTGCCCCAATCTTCGGCGGTCCATCCAGTCGTATTCACGGACTGGTTGTTCTTGATAAACTCAATGCATTCGCCAATGACTTTTTGCAGTTTATCTTTCTCGCTCATCTCCGCTTTCCTTCCTTGACCTTCCTCGCAGCCTGCATGGCAGTCGAGACAATGAATGCGCTCGACGTGAGCCCAAGCGCTCTTGCCGCCTTCTCAATCAGGTCTTTGTCTTCCTGCCTGATACGAACGTAGATTCGGGTATCTCTGGTCATGTATCCTCGTTCGTCATAGTGCGACGTTTGTGCGCACAAGTCAACGCTCCATTCGCGCCGGGCGCCCGCCGTCCTCGGGCTCGTGGAACGTCACGCCATGGTTCGAGCCAAACGCAAAGATCAGTTCGATCATTTGCTCGCACTCGGCGACTGACAAGTCTGCGGTCGAGCGGTTCAGGCGCACATATCCGTCGCCGTCGAGGCTCGAAAGGATTTCGGACTCGTGCGACAGGTGGCGGTCTAGCGCATCCATGAAGCGGCGCTTCCAGTTGTCCAGCGACCGCCGCGCGCCGTCCCAATCGACCTGATCCGCAACCTCCTGGATCATAACGTGCATCTTACGGTTTTGCGGCGACGTGCGCTGCGGCCCTTGCACTGTGACAATGCTTTCAGGCTTCGCCGCAAGAACGGCGCTGATAGCGTTCCGGCGCACGAGATCGGTGTGAAGGACGAAGCGCAGGCGGCTCATGTTACCCTCGCGAACTCGCCGTGCATTTCTCTGACGGCATTTTTGTAGGCTTCATGAGCGTCTTCTGGCGTCTTGAACGTGCCAAGATGCTTTTTCTTTCCCTCGAACCTGATTTGAGCGGAAAACCCCGTCCCGTTCCTGTGTACGCCTTTCAATCCAAGTTTATTGTTTGACTGCGCCCCCCTGTTGCAATGATTTTGTGACGATGACGCCGCCCGTAGATTACTAGGTCTATTATCTAGGCTATCACCATTTTTGTGATCAATTTCTACTGGTTCAAGACCAGTAGAAATATAAAATATAATCCTGTGTGCTAAATAGCTGTCACCATCAATGCGAATGATAACTGTGCGGTAAGGATATGAGCGTACCCTTCCGGCAGGAAGGCCGGCGTATCGCGTGTTCCACATAGAGAACGCTTGCTGTGATCCGAAATCGCTTCTTGGGCGTCTGTTCCAAAATAGACGCCCATCAGGATGCAGAGAAAATAGGAGCAAGAGTCTTTCTCTACCGATCCGCGAAAGTGATTTTCTATGGTTCATGGCGGCGCTCGTGCTTCGCATAGGTTGCAGCCGCCTGTTCATAATCCGGGGGGTCCATCACGTCCGAAATGCCGTCGATCATCTGCATCCAGATTTCGACCAGTTCATCGCCGTCCTTGGCGACGGCGCAGCGGGCCTCGAACCGTTCAAGAAATTTGACTGCATTTTCGGAATAGTAGACAGGCTTTTCCGGCTCCTGTGCGGCCGGCGGCGGAGCGCTGGCGTCGTTCGGGCCATCTGCTGGTAGGGCAGTAGCTTGCGCTGGAGCGTCGTTCTCCTTGAGGCTCTCTGTGGGCCGAATGGCGACATTAGGCTCGCGAGGCGGCGCGGGCGGCGGAACGCGCTTCACCGGGGCGGCGGTCGCGGCGACTTCGCCCTCGATCACGTTGCCGTCGTCTACCTCCTCCTTGAGGCGCATGCCCTTGAGAAGATCGGCGTAGGCGTCGCGGATGCAGAAGCCGCGCGCGCGCATCTGCATCATGCGCGGTCGAAACCGGAACCAAGGCGACGGGTTGGCGATATCCTCGCCCTTGTAATTGCGGACGCGCGGTCGCTCGTCCCAAAGACCGGCTTGCTTGGCCTCTTTCACCGAATATTCGCGCTTCACCGGCTCTGGGTCGCCCTTGCGCTGCGTTTCGCAGTAATAAACCCTGTCGTCGCCCTCGCCCTCGAACCATTCCTTGATGTAGACGCACAGGCCGGACGACTTCACGATTCCGAGCGCAGCGTCGCCCCACAGCACCGGGCGTCCGTTCATGACCGCGATCGACTGCACCGCGGCCATCGGCGGCAATCCGACCTCGGCGCCGTACATGACGGCAACCATTACCTTCTCGGGCGAATTGAGGTCCTTGGGGGCTAGGCCGGAGCGGTGCATCGCCTCGGACATGCGCCACGCCTCGTCCATCGTCGTGGCGACGATCGCCAGCGGCTTTGCTCCAGCCACGCCTTGAGGACGGATAGTCGGCAGATTGTTCGGATGATCGTTCATGGGTTCCTCCTCACGATGCGCGCTGTTCGTCGTTGAGCTTGGCGCCCGGCACGGTAACGCCGCCCTTCATCATCTTCTCGGCCAGCTTCTTGCAAACCTCGACGAAATCAGGCGGCGGGTTTCCCATTCCGGCGAGATAGGACGCCAACGCTGGCAGGTCGGTGATCTCGGCCACCTTGACGGTGCGCAGCGCCGTGGCGCGGCCGCCGCGCGTGCCGGCCTTGACGCGCTCGGGCTCGGGCGGCGGCGGTTCTTCGACCTGCGGGGGCTCGACGCCGGCCGCGGCGGCTTCCTGCTCGGCCTTGGCGCGCTCCGCGGCGATCCGCTCGCGTTCGGCTTTCGCCTCCGCGTCAATTCGCCTCTGCTTCTCCACGAGATATGGCGTGACATAGTCGCGCTTCACGCGGCCCTTCGATGCGGCGGCTTTCTCGATCAACGGTTTCCACGCTGCATCGACCGTCCGGCCGCCTTCCAGCCACGGGGCTTTCTCAACCTTGTGCAGCGCCTCGGACTCCTTCTCAAGCTCGCCAAGGAGCGCGCCAAAATTGGCGGCCTTGTCGGCATGCTCGTCGGACACGACCTTGCCGCCGATCTTCTTGAGCCAGTCGGCGAACTGCTGGTTTACGTCGGCGATGCGCTCGGCCATGACGGTGGCTGGCGAGGCGGCGCCGGAATTGTCGCCGGGCGTGGCGCGCTCGTTCTCGGGCCTATCGTCGGCGCGGCCCTGCCCGTACATCGCCTGCTGTGTCTCTGTCGGGCCAAGGCGCTCCGGCTCGGTGGCCTTGGCTGGAGCCCGCTCCTCCACCTGATCCGGCCACATGCCGCCTGCGACCACGGCGCGATACGCATCCTCCGTCACGGCGTCACGGCAGCAGCGCGAGAAAAGCTCGTCGATCTCGTCCTGCTTCGTCGGGCAGAAACCGGGCTTGGCGCAGAAGGCTTGACCATCCTCGTACCAGATCGCGATAGGATCGAACTTGAGCGTCCGTTTCCCGCCCGGCTTGTTGGCCGGAGCCCAACCGCGCAGGCGATAGAAGCCGGGCTTGGGATGACCCGGCGTCGCCTCTGGCGCTGGGCCTTTGCCGGCCTGCGCGTCGAGTTGGGCGTAGTAGAAATCGAAATCGGACATTTCACGCTCCGATGATGGTCTGCGCGCAGAGCGCGAGCCCCGCGACGCCTGCCATGTAGAAACCGAATGTTGCGAGCTTCGCCGTAACGATAAGTCCCTCGCGCAGCGCTGCCATGCCGTTGCGCATCCGGTCTCGGTCTGCGCTTGTGTACGTCGGCATGGCACGGGCCGACGCGATGGCTTCGGGGGAGAACTGTCCAGTCTTGTTCCGCCTGTCGCGGCGCATCTGGCGGGTGCGGGCTTCGGTCAATGCACGAAGCGCCTCGCCTTCCTTGCGCGAGTCGTGTTGCATGCGCGCGACGGCGAGTTTGTTCTTGGCGTCGATGATCGCTCGGTCGATTTGGCTCATCGCCATGTTCATTCCTCCGTTTGCTTGAATTCTGGAATCTCTCTGCTGCGCGCCCATATGAGAGCGACATTTGCGAGAGCTAATACGACACAGATCACGCCGAGCGCACATGCGATCCAGAGAGGATCGCGAGGCTCGATGAGGGTCGCCTTGAGCCACGGGAGAGCAGTTGTCATACCTTCCTCCTGTTCACTCGCCACAGTCGGCCAATGTCGAAAGCAGAAGCCGCTGCGCTCGCGAGCATGAGGCCAAAGGCGACGCAGAGCGCTGCGAGAAGTGGGTCGCTCATTGCTGCACCCGAACGTCGACTTCCATCCTACGCTCGATCTCAGCACGATAGGCGCCAGCGTCGAGCAGAGAGAGCTTCGCCCACCAAATCCCGTCCGCCGCGTTGCGCTGCGTGAAGAACAGGCTTCCGGGCGTGGCCCATGAGCGATAATACGCAGCACAGCGCATTGCATGAGCGTGGCCGATGTGAAGCCCGCGCATGGTCGGAACGCTTTGTACATCGGGAGGCGCGTAGGACCACGATGATTTGATGTCGGGCTGCATCTTAATACCTTTCTGCCTCAATGCGAGTTATGAAAAAATGGATTCCTCCAGCGCACTCCCGCGTCCAGTCATCTTCCCACTTGTCACATGTAACGCGCAGACCAGGGGCGTACTTGGTCACGCCGTCATGTTGCGATACGCCGTTACCTTCGATCACGTCCACAAACTCAGCGCGGCATTTGCGGCCAAACGCATGTGAGCGACGCGCCTCATCGGGGATGCGAAGCTTTGCGATGACGCCGTTCCGTAATTTTTTCCACCCGATAAGTGATCCTTCCGGCAGGATGCGCGTTTGCGCGACGGCATATTCAGCGTCTTTCGCGCCTGCGAGGTTCGCGCCTGCGAGGTTCGCGCCTGCGAGGTTCGCGCCTGCGAGGTTCGCGCCTTCGAGGTTCGCGCCTTCGAGGTACGCGCCTGCGAGGTTCGCGCCTGCGAGGTTCGCGCCTGCGAGGTTCGCGCCTGCGAGGTTCGCGCCTTCGAGGTACGCGCCTGCGAGGTACGCGCCTGCGAGGTACGCGCGGGCTTTCACAGCAACTCGCAATGCTAGACCCAATTTCACAGACGGCAGTTCATCCGGTTTGCATTCAATCTCAGCCGAGAACAGTACATCGCCTGTAAAACGATTCAGAATATTGATGATTTCTTTGGAGATTTTCATTTCTCTCACTCCCCACGGGCGCGGGAGAGGGTGGCGGGTGGTTCACGCGGCACTTCCGGGAACGGATGCCACAATAGAGCATCAGTGTACTCTATCGGCTTGCCATCCTCGTCCGTTACGTCTTCGTGATACCACCAATATCCGGCGACTGATCCGCTGCGCGGCTGCCATCCCGCGACGATTACCCGGTCAAGCGACCTAGCGGTTTCAATTGGCTTCCATCTCGCTTCGCTCATATCGTCCTCTCTCGCCTTGCGGCTGGTGATGATGCGATATTGCGCCATCGCAAAACGAAGGTCAATAGCTTTTCAGCAAAAAATGTGTTGCGCCATCAATTGCGATATGGCAATGTCTGGCTATGAAGCTGATTTCCTACCTGCGGAAGCACGGGCTGACCGCGTCTGGTTTTGCTGAGAAGATTGGTCGGCCGGCGAGTACGATAACTCGTCTGCTGAACGGCGATACAGAGCCGCGCATGGACCTGCTACGAGCGATCCACGCCGAGACGAATGGAAAGGTCGCGCCGAACGATTTCCTTGAGAAGGTAGATGGACGGAAGTCATGACGAAGGCGCGCGACGTCCACGACAGGTTATTGGCGTCGTCGCCGGTCAATCGGCAGGCTGCGCGGGTGCTCGGCGGCGGCGTCCACTACGAACCGAAGATAAAAGCTCATCATCGTAGTTGGGATGCGCCGCCGGTAATGCGACCGGTCCCAAAGGATGCTCCTGCGCTCGTCGGAATGGTTTCTGGAAGGTTGACCGTCGTAGGTCTTCTGGCAGAGACATCTGCACATCAGGCGGCATGGGTCGTCCGCTGCACATGCGGAAAGTACGAGACGCGCACCGCCAAGGCGATCCGCAACCCGAAGAATGTCGGGGACCGCTGCTATCATTGCAGGCACCTGGAATATCTGAAACATCAGGACAATCGTCGGCAATTCGGCGACAGAAAGGCCGGGGAAATTCAGCGCGCCCAACGGGGCGGTTGAACCCGTGGCTGGGCGCGCATGTCCGGCCGCCGATCACATGGAAGGAAGGACAATGGACTGCTTCTGCGACTATGAGCCTTCAGATTTCTATTCAGCGACGCAACCTGTGGCGCGCAAGGTTCATAGGTGCGAGGAATGCGGCGGGCATGTGCTGCCTGGAGAGAAATATGAGCGCGCGTTCGTAGTAACGTACGGTCATGCTGATACGTTCAAGACATGCGCCCGTTGTGTCGATCTCCGTACGTGGGTCAAGAACAATGTTCCGTGCCTGTGTTGGGCGCATGGGAACCTGAATGAAGATTTGCGTGAAGCGGTGGATGAAGCCCGTTGGCGAGCCCCGGGAGAAACTGTGGGGCTGTGGTTCGGATTTATGCGCCGCGTCGTTGCGCGTCGCAAGCACAACGAATTGTATCGGAGAACAGCATGAGCACCAACAGCATCGACGCTGGACACCTCAAGGCCTTCATCGAGCGCATCGAGCGTTTGTCGGAGGAGCAACGCGCGCTCGCTTCCGATGTGAATGACGTGTACGCCGAAGCCAAAGGCTCCGGGTACGACGTCAAGATCATGCGCAAGATCGTCGCGCTTCGGCGTCAGGACGCACACAAGCGCCGCGAGGAAGAGGAAATCCTCGACCTGTACCTTGCCAATCTCGGCATGTCGTAGCCAACCATCGCGCCACCACCATGGCGCGGGCGCATTCTGAAAGACGGGGCAGGGCATGCTGAACGTCAAATCCATAGAGATCGTCGGCGGAGTGTCTTTCGCGCAATTACAGCACGATCATTGTAGATGGCTGACGGACGGTCTCTACTGTGGAGAACCCCGTCGAGACGAGCGAACGTCGTACTGCGCGCATCATCATCGCATCGCGTACAGGCCATCGGGAGACCGATCGTTTTCGGCGGCTCGGTTCATGCCTGTCGTGGTAGATGATGTTCAGGCTCCAAGAGAAGGAACAGGGCGCGAGCATGCGGATCGCGTTGCTCATCCACCGTCAACGCCGCTGCTGGACCAATTCGTCCGCGCGGCTGCTGCGGCACGTAGGTCTGAACCTCCAGTCTCTATCGTGGTTCGCGCGGTTCCGATCAATGCTCCATACGTCGCCCCACGACTTTCCGAATCTGAGTGCGGCGTAATCGAGCACTGGTATCTGCACAGTCTATCCCGCCAATGCGACGATATGGTTGGCGACTTCAAACCTATGAATATCCGAGGCCGGGAATACGCGATCCGCATGCGAGACTGGATCACGTACCAGCTCGATCTTACGCTCAACGAACTTACATGCAACCGCAGAACCAAGGATTTGGTTGCGCCGCGGCATTTCGTGATGTTCTGCCTATGCAAGGGCGCTACGAAATTGTCTCTCCCGTACCTGGGCCGCGAACTGTTCGGCGGGTTCGACCATACGTCTCTGATCCACGGGCGTGACAAGACCGCGCGCCATATCGCCGCAGGAACGCTAGCTCCGCGACTGGCGAACCTTCTCGATCGAATCTGCGAGTTCGACGACGAGATCGCGGCGGCTGTTAGAAAGCTACGGGTCAAGGTTGACGCCAGCGCGCCGACCTGAGACAGTGTTCGAGCGGGCCGCCGGCTGTGAGAGGCTGGGGCCTAGCCCGCTAGGGAAGGGGCTCATCCTCCCCCCACCCGTAGCGCCGGCCCGCACCGTCTACTCTCACAGGCGGTCTGAAGGATGCGAGAGGATGAATGCATGATACCACCAGACGTTCTAACGGAAATGGCCACGATTGGTCTGTCACGTGACCAAGCGGAAAAGGTCGCCGGTATGCTCGCGCGTGTTGAGGCTGCAACAGAGGAGAAATCAGAAGCGGCTATAGAGGCCAGAAGGGCCAATGATCGCGAGCGAAAGGAACGCCAGCGTCACAGAAAGTCACGGGAAGTCACGGGACAGGACGTGACATATGGGACAGAAAAAATGGCTGGCACGGAAATTGCCCGCGCGCCCGTTAATCCTAATCCCTCACTACGTTCGGGATTATTAGTTACCCCCCTACCTTCGGTAGGCCCCCAAGCCATTTCGAAAAACCTAAAACCGAAACGTCCGTCAGGTTCGACGCTCCCGAATGACTGGACAGCCCCGGAGGAATTATTCACCTACGGCGCTACGCTCGGACTGACGCGGGACCAATCCGCCGAAATCATCGAACAGATGCGGCTTTGGGCTCACGGCAACAAAAACCGAGCCGTAGCCCGGAAGGCCGACTGGATCGCGACGATGCAGGGCGCATTACGGCGTGATGCCCCAAAGTTCATTGCTCGCGCCGGCCCTTCTAGGTCTGACCACAGAGACGGTCTGGCAATGGCATTTCGTGAGACAATGGAAAGGGTTAGGAACAATGAGCGACAAAACAAAACTGGCTCTACTGGCGATGTTCTCAGCCTTCCCGTCGTTCCAGAGAAGCCGGGATCAAATGGATTTGACGTTGGAGGCCTACTTGGCGGCATTAAGCGGTTTCCGTGAGGACGACATTTCGGCTGGATGCGCCAAGGCGATGCGAAACGGCGGCGCGTTCCCGCCGAGCAGTGCTGAGTTGTGCCAACTTGTCTCAGGCTCAGCGGAAAGTCGGATCAGGTCTGAGGCCTACGCGAACGATCGTCGTTCGCCTCAGCCGCGTCTCGCGCCCCCTCCGCGCCACGATTACACCGATGCCGAATTGGCGGATTTCGCGCTCGACATAAACGTGCGAGGCGCGCAGTACGTCATGCGCGAGGTCAATGGATCGCCGCTCACTATCCCGCCGGGCTATCCGGGTGCGGGAAAGCCAACGTTTCACGGATACGTAACGCCGAGCGAGGCCAGAACCTACCCGCGGTCTCTGAGCTGGAGCACGAAGCCACCGCCCCGTGGCTCGATGCATTCCGAGCAAGCCGAGTACGAGCGAGCGGTTGCGGCGGGAGAGACGCCAGATTTCACCAAGGTCGAACTGCCCCCGCTTTCGCCTCGGCTCCGGGCGCACTTTGGATTGGATCGCGACCTGTGACGTTTCCCTTTCCAGCCTCTGACGTGCGCGAGGAGCGCGTGAAGACGTGATGAAACCATTGGCGATCGATCTTTTCTGCGGGCTCGGAGGCTGGACGGAATCGCTGCTTGCAGAGGGATATGATGTGATCGGATTCGATATCGAGCGCCACGTCTACGGCGAACATCGCTATCCCGCGCAACTCGTGATCCAGGACGTACTGACGCTGCATGGATCGCAGTTCAAGGACGCTGCCCTGATCGTCGCGTCTCCTCCGTGCCAGGAATATAGCTACATGGCGATGCCTTGGAGCCGCGCGAAGGCGAAGGCTGCTGCGATCCGCGCCGATGAAAGCGGAGCCGAACTTGAACGGTTGAATCGGCTATTCAATGCCTGCTTTCGGATTCAGCGGGAGGCATGCGCGGCGGCCGGCCGGCACGTCCCGATGGTGGTCGAGAACGTCCGCGGCGCGCAACCGTGGGTCGGGCGGGCACGGTACAATTTCGGGAGCTTCCATCTTTGGGGCGACGTGCCGGCGCTGATGCCGGTCGCTGCGAAGCATCGCAAGGTTCCTGGATTCCGCTTCGACGGCAGCGGCAAGAGCTTTCAGACAGCCAGCGTCGATCATCATAGCGGCGTGAAACAGGGTGGCGACTGGTTCAGCGATAGTGCGCCGGGCACGCTGCGATCGTTCACTGGGACGAAAGCGCCAGGGATTAAATTGTCTGAGGTCGGCTTCAATGTGTCTATGGCGAGGGAGTTGGCCGACGAATTGCGCGGAGCGAAATATAACAGGACCGAAAGCGACAAACGGCAACACATCAGCATAGCCCGCAAGGCCGCTTCCGCCATGATCGCCAAGATACCCGCGCCGTTGGCGCGGCATATCGGCGCGACGTATTTCCCGCGGTCATGACAGCCGAACTTGCCGCGCTCCTGCTGATGAGGTAGAGTTCTATCTGCTCCACGGCGGAGGTCAGCCGCGGCCCGTGCAAGTCGGGTCACCAGTTCGCCCTGATGGGCACCGTTAAAGCGCCGAAGGAAATTTCGGCGCAGATCAGCGCAAGAGCAGCGGGAGGGAGCAGCACCTTCCGGGGGCCGGCGCGGAGAGTTTCGAGTGGTCGGCTCCGGCCTCTGTTGTTCGCCTCGTTGTCGGGCAACAAGCCAGCGCGCGAGTACGCGGTGCGGCGCAGCATCCTAGGTTTTGGCTGCGTTCGTGGGGCCATCAATTCAGCGCCACGCGGCGCATGTCTGAGTTCGGGCGGCGAGCCCAACGGGTTGGCGTACGATTTATCCGAAATAGCCCCCCTCTAGCCAGATCAGAATGGCCATGGCAGCACGTACAGCACGAGGAACAAAAGCCAATCCTTGGAGCGAGGAGCATCGCAAAAGGATTCAGACCACTATGCTCATAAAGCGTTTGCAGACTAACGCCTTGTCCGAAAAAGAAATAATGACGCCGGGGCAGATAAAGTCAGCAGAAATCCTCCTCAGAAAAGCCGTTCCTGATCTCCAGTCTGTCCAGCTACAGGGGGACGCAGACCGTCCGCTCACGGTCGAGATCATAAAGCGCACCTATGGCAACGATCCAACTTCCGGCTAGCGGATGGGTCGAGCGGTCATATCAAAGGCCGCTATGGTCCTATCTGCAATCTGGAGGAAAGAGAGCGATCGAGATTGCCCATCGTCGATGGGGCAAGGACGACCTAATCCTCCACCATACTGCTATCGCAGCTCATGAGCGCGTGGCGTCCTACTGGCACTGTCTCCCGGAATACGCTCAGGCCCGTAAGGCGATCTGGACGGCGATAAATCCGCATACCGGACGCAGGAGGATCGACGAGGCCTTTCCGCCAGAGCTGAGGGAGACGACCAACGAGCAGGAAATGTTTATCCGGTTCAAAGTCGGATCGACGTGGCAGGTCGTGGGGTCGGACCGATACAATAGTCTGGTTGGCGCTGGCGTGGCCGGGGTGGCGTTTTCTGAATGGGCTTTGGCTAACCCGTCCGCATGGGCTTACATCCGGCCCATGATCGAGGAAAACGGAGGATGGGCGGCGTTTATTACCACGCCACGAGGCAGGAACCACGCCAAGGCGATGTATGACATGGCGCTTCGGTCTCCGGGGTGGTTCGCAGAGATATCCACCGTCGACGATACGCACTCTCTGACACCCGAGCAGTTGGACGAGGCCCGCGCCGAATATGCCTCTCTTTTCGGGGACGATCTCGGAAACGCACAGTTCGAACAGGAGTATTATTGCTCGTTCAACGCGGCGATCATGGGGGCGTTTTACGCTCGGGAGACGCTGGCTGTCAGGTCGTCTGGACGGATTATGGAGGTCGACGCCGATGAGCGGTTTCCGGTCCATGTTGCGCTCGATATCGGGTTCCGGGATTCCACGGCGATCTGGTTTTTTCAGCCAGTTCCAGGCGGTAAGATATTGATATTGGATTACTATGTATCCCATCACCAAGGAGCGGAGCATTACGCCAGGGTCATCAAGGACAGACGCTCGGCCTATGGATGGGCAAGCGGGACAGTATTTGTCCCGCATGACGCCAAGGTCCACGAATGGGGTTCTGGACGGACCAGAATAGAAATTCTGACAGAACTTGGACTGAAGGTCAGAGTCGTCGACCAGTCGTCAGACGCCGATGGTCATCAGGCGGTCAGGTCGACGCTCCCGATATGCATCTTCCATCCGAGGACCGAACAGGAGGGATTTTCGGCACTTGAAAGTTATCGCCGGGAATGGGATGATGATAAGAAGACTTTCAAATTGACGGCTTTGCACGATTGGTCGTCGCATGGTGCGAAAGCGTTCCAGTACCTCGCTCAGGGATGGCGAGCGCAGAACGAGGCGCAGATTCCGAAAGAAAAGCCCCCCGTGAAGCGTCCGCAGGATTACACGATTGATGAGTTATGGGCGATGAAGCCGGCCCGCAGACGGACGAGGGTTTGAAGTGGTCGACCAAGTTTCCGCGGCGGATGCCGATGCAAAAGCCGATGTGACGGGTCCAGACGCAACCCAAATCAAATGGCTGTCCGTCATCGAGCAGCACGATAAGGCATTCCGGGACTGGAAAAAGAGGGCGCACAAGCTCTGGCGTATCTATTCCGAGGAACGGCGCCAGAATCGGGCCGATGCCGGCGTGACCGACCGGAAAATGTCTCTATTTTGGTCGAACGTCTCGACGCTCCAGCCGGCAGTTTACGCGAATACGCCAAAGCCGAACGTCTCGCGCCGGTTCAAGGATGACGATCCGGTCGCCCGGCAGGCTGCGGAAATGGTCGAGCGCTGCTTGATCGCCTGCGGTGACGAGGGCGATATCGATCGAACGCTTCGGATGTGTCGCAACGATTTCCTCGTGGTCGGACGCGGGACGGCTTGGGTCCGATACGAGGCCGAAACGGAGGCCATGTCGGACGACGAGGGGAACCCACTGAACGAGCGAGGAGAGCCGCTCGGAGAGGACGACGCCCCGGCCGAGCGAATAGCCGGCGAGCATATTGAATTCGACTATGTCCATTGGGACGATTTCGGTCATTCCGTCGCCCGGACATGGGAAGAGGTTACCGCGGTCTGGCGCCGGGTCTATATGTCGCGCGCCGATGGCGAAAAGCGGTTCGGGAAAGAGAATTTCAGGACGGTCCAACTCGATCATCGCGTTTCTGAAGCCGATGGCGAGGAAATGGAGGACACGAAACAGAGCGAACTCAACAAGGCGACGGTTTATGAGATTTGGGACAAAATCTCGAACAAGGTCTATTTCATCGCGAAAGGCGCGCGCGCTCCGCTCGAGGTTGTCGAGCCGTACCTTGATCTGAAAGACTTTTTCCCTTGTCCTCGTCCTCTTTTCGGGACGGTTACGACAAACTCTCTGATCCCGACGCCTGAATATGTGTTCTACCAGGATCAATGCGAGGAAATCGACGACCTTACGCAGCGGATCGCATCCCTTCAGGACGCTCTGAAACTGGTAGGGTTCTATCCGGGCGGACCTGACGGAGAGGCGGCCCCGCAAATCGAAAAGGCTGCCCAGGCAGGGTTCGAAAACCAGCTTATCGCGGTTCCGAACTGGTCATCCTTTGTCGAGGGCGGAAAGGGCGGAGCGCCAATCGTCTGGTGGCCGGTCGAGCAGGTCGCAAAAACCATTACGGCCTGCATCGAACTGCGTAAGCAGTTGATCGAAGACGTGTATCAGATCACCGGCATATCCGATATCATGCGAGGTGAAGGCGAAAAGGGCACCACGGCGACGGAGCAGAACCTCAAGAGCCAATGGGGTTCGATCCGCATCCGAGATCGCCAGCACGCGATCGCCGTCTTTTCCCGCGATATATTCCGCATCGCAGCAGAGATCATCGCGGACAAATTCCAGCCTGACACGATCATGGCTATGAGCAATACGAACCTGCCGACCGCCGCGGAAATCGAGCAGCAGGCCATGGCGGCCCAGATGCAGGCGCTCCAGCAGCGGGCGATGCAGGCTCAGGCTCAGCCGCAGATTCCGCAGGCGGGGGGAGGAATGGCGGCATGATGCAGCAAATCCCCGGCGCTTCTCCGCCTATTTCTCCGATGGCTCCTCCTCAGTCGCCAGCCCCCGATCCTCAGGCCGCGCAACAGGGGGTTGTTACGATCGACGCCGTTGTGGAGTTGCTGCGAAACGACAGAATGAGGTCGTACAAGATCGAGGTCGAGACGGATTCCCTTGTTGAGGCAGATCAAAACGAGGCGAAGCAGCGGGCGACCGAGTTTCTTCAGGCGATCGGTCAGTTTTTCCAGCTTGCCATGCCAATCGTTCAGAACATGCCGCAGGCGGCGCCTATGTTCGGTGCGCTCGCCGTGAACGCTGTTCGCCAGTTCCGCGTCCCGTCTCAGATTGAGGAAATGATCGAGCAGACAATGGAGAAGATCGGAATGCTTCTCCAGCAGCCGAAGCCTCCGCCGCCTCCGTCTCCTGACGAGCAGATCAAGGCCAACGTGGCGGCGATGAAGGGACGGGCTGAAATCCAGAAGGCGCAGATCGGGGCGCAACAGGCTCAGGTTGAGGGGCAGGCGAAAATAGCTCAAACGGTGCTCGCGCATCATACCGCCATGCGGGAGGCCCAAGTCGACGAACAGCGCGCTCAGGCGGATTTCATCCGTCAGCAGCAAGCATCAGGCCCATTCGGGGACCAGCCAGACGGTGGAGGGTTCCAGAATGGATAACTGGATTTCAGGCGCCATCAAGCACCCAGGCGCACTCCATAGGTCGCTGGGCGTCCCCGCTGGCCAGAAGATACCTGACGAGAAAATCAGGCAGGCTGGGAAATCGAGCGATCCAAAACTTGCGGCTCGAGCTCGTCTCGCCGAAACCCTGAAGGGGTTCAAAAAGTGAGCAATCAATCCGACAAACAGGCCAGTGTGCGCGGTGTGACTGGAACCGCCTTGACCTATGAAGGCGACTGGCACGCGCTTTTTGATGCGCGCGGAATTGCTGCCGGCACGTTCGATGGCCGGATGCTCGCCTATATCAACGGGAAACTGGTCGCCTCCTACGACAATCTCCCCGCTGCGCAGCAGGCGTTGGCCGCGAGTCAGGGTTTCTATAATTGGGACAGCATGGGGACTTTTACGCCGTGAGCCGGATCAGACTGCGCCTGTGCAAGTGTTGCGGAGAACTCCACGATGTTCTGAAGCCGTGGCCCACAGAATGTCTGTCGCACTTCGGGCGTATCACCAGGTCAGACCTTGCCGCCCCGAATTTCATTTCCGATCATATGGACGCGATCGAAAGCCCTGTCTCGGGGAAAATGTACGATTCGAAGGCCGCGCTCCGGGCTGAATACAAGGCGGCTGGCATGGTTGAACTCGGCAATGAGCGGATCAAGCCGGTGGACCGAGACGTGATAGACGAGAAAGATATTCAGGAGTCCATCGCGCAGGCGTGGAACCAGCTTGACCCGTAGCGAAATCAACCTGCTACATAGAAGGTGAATTATGGCGGACCCGAACGAAACCGCGCATCAAGGCGGAGACGACGACGATCTTGAGGCCCTTCTTGCGGCCGAAATGCTGAAGATTGAAGGCGGAGAACCGCCGGAATCTGACGATGAGATTGATCCAGAGGTTCTGTCTGCCGTCAAGGAGGCTGACCAGCAGGCCGATCGCCAGAGGGACGCTCAGGGGCGGTTCGTCGCTAAGCACGACGCGGAGGCCGAGCCAAAACCTGACGAGCAGGCTGCGTCTCAAGACGGCGTCCAGCAGACGGATGGTAAACAGGATGATCCCGCGGCGCAGCAACAGCCTGACATGCGGCCTCCGCCCGGATATAGCCCTGCGAGCAAGGCCGCGTGGAACGATCTCCCGCAAGCCGTTCGGGCCGATATCGCCAAGCGTGAAGCGGAGATGGACCGCGGAATGAAGCGGTACGCCGGCTGCGGCGCAGTCGCCGAGGAGGCTGAACGGAGCGGCACGACGCTTGGAGAATATGTCACGCGGGTGCGGGCATTTGACAAATTGCTACAATCTGATTTCATGGGGGGTATCGAGGCTGTCTGCAAGCAATTCGGCGTGCAGCCTGTCTCTCTCGCGCAAGCAATTTCCGCCCGGTATGGCGATGCACCAATGCATCCGGGACGAGATCAGCATCAGGGCTTTCAGCAGCCCGTGATTGATCCGAACGCCATAGTCCAGCAAGCGTTGGCGTCCGTCCGGCAAGAGTTCGAAAATCGCGAAATCACCAGCGATATCGAGCGGTTCGCCGCAGACCCAAAGCACAAGTTCTACAGCAATGTAGAGGACATCATGCCGTCCTTTGTCAGGCAGGTGAAAGCTGCGGAGCCTCATCTCTCCCGCTATCAGGCCCTTGAAAAGGCGTATGAATCCGCGTGCTGGGCTCATCCTGAGATTCGGCCCATTCTGTTGAATGAGCAGGCCGCATCGAAGGCGACACAAATCCAGAGGCAAGCTCAGGCGGCAAGTCAGGCGCGGGCGGCTTCGAAATCGATCACTGGCGCACCAAGCCCCGGAGCACGGCCGGTGAGGGCGTCTACCTCAATCGAGGACGATCTCCGCGCGGCATGGGATGACGCGGCGGGAGGCGTCTAGGAACCGTTAAGGAAACAGGACAATGGCTTCCCCGAACCTGTCGGAACTGATTACGACCACGTTGCGGAACCGAACCGGCAAACTGGCCGACAACGTGTCGAAAAACAATGGCCTTCTCAACCGCCTGCTTGAGAAGGGGAAGGTCGAAACCGCTGATGGCGGTCGGACGATCGTTCAGGAGATCGAATACGCGGAAAACGGCACCTTCATGCGGTATTCCGGCTACGACGTCCTCAACATCTCGCCGTCCGACGTGTTCACGGCCGCCGAATTCGACTGGAAACAGGCGGCCGCGGCGATCTCGATCTCCGGTCTGGAGGAGATGCAGAACAGCGGCAAGGAAGTCGTCATCAAGCTGCTCGCCAAGCGCATCACCAACGCCCAGAGGACGCTGCGAAACAACATCGCGGTGGACTGCTATTCGGACGGAACCGCCTCTGGCGGAAAGCAGATCGGCGGACTTCAGTCGCTCGTCTCGACCGCTCCGACGTCCGGAACCGTTGGCGGTATCAATCGCGCAACGTGGTCGTTCTGGCGCAATCAGGCGATCGATATGTCCTCCGACCTGTCTCTGACCGCTTCGGCGACCACGATTCAGCAGGGCATGAACTCGACCTGGTACAAGCTGGTCCGCGGCGCCGACGCCCCGGATTTGATCGTGGCTGACAACGTCATGTTCGGCTACTACGAGGCGTCGCTTCAGGCGATCCAGCGTATCGCGCAGTCGAAGATGGCCGACGCCGGCTTCACGGCGTTGAAGTACAAAAACGCTGACGTGGTGCTCGACGGCGCCTACGGCGGCGGAGCTCCGGCCAGCACGATGTATTTCCTCAACACGGATTACATCTATCTGCGCCCGCATTCGCGCCGCAACTTCACCGAACTTGGCGGCGATCGGATCAACCCGAACCAGGACGCCACGGTGAAACTGCTCGGGTGGATGGGAAACATGACCATGAGCAACGCCTTTCTTCAGGGCGTCCTCGTCCCGTAATTCGCGAGATCAGAAGGAAAAAATGTCATGTCTTATGTTTTCACCGACACTCAGTTGGGGCTTCAGCCCATTGCCGAGACGTCCACGACGCGGCGCCATACGCTCGGAAAGATCGTCCATGCGGTCGATTCGACGACGTATGGCGGCGGGGAGTTCATCTATCTGCTCGGCGTCGCGTCGACGGTGGCTGGTTCTGTCGTCACGTACGGCGGCAATTCCTCCGGGACGCCGACGTATCAGACCGCCCTTGCCCCGGCGACGGCAGGTCTGGCCCAGCCTCTCGCGGTCGCCATGTCGGCGAACGTGGCGGGCCAGTACGGCTGGTATCAGATCAGCGGCTCTGCGGTCTGCGCGACCAACGGCACCCTCGCCGCTGGTCCCGCTCCGGTGTATCTGGCCGGTTCAGGTCAGCTCACGTCGACGCAGGCGAACGGGAAGCAGGTCGTGAACGCGATCAATGTGACCGCGACCGGGACTCCCGCTTCTGGTTTCGCGGTTGTCGAGATCAATCGGCCGTTCGCTCAGGGTCAGGTCGTCTGACAATGAAATCGGCACGGGAGAGATATGCGCTCCCGTGCCACACCTCCATCAATCGAGGATCAAATGGACAATCACGGTCTTATCATCAGTTTCGAACTTGAGCCGGTCGAGCAGGTCGCGGCCTCCATCGAGGCGGGACGCCCGATTTTCAAGGAAGTCGAGCATATCCGGATCATCATTCCGGGGGACAAGCACACCGAGATTTTCAGGAAGGCGACCGACGCAGATCGCAAGACGTACGCTGACGAGTATTCCAGGTTCAAACGGAATGAGGCCGAGCAGACCTACGGGACGCCGCTGCGCGAATGGAACGCCGTCAGCCGATCTGTCGCGAAGGAACTGGAATATTTCAATGTCTCGACCGTCGAGCAGCTTGCCGGCCTGAGCGATCAAGCGGTCCAGAAGATCGGAATGGGCGGGGCCGAACTGGTGCGGAAGGCCAAGGTATTTCTGGAAAGTTCGGCGTCCGAAGGATATGCCCAGAAGCTGTCGAAGGAAAACGCCGATCTCAAGGAACGTCTCGCCAATCTGGAAGATACGATCCGCGAAATGTCGGTCCATATGCCGCAGAAACGCGGTCCGGGCCGTCCCCCGAAGCAGCAAGAGGATGAGGCTGCGTGAGTCTCCTTTCGATCATTCAGCGGGCTTCTCTGGCGTCGAATATTCTGCCGGCGCCATCGGCCGCGTTTACCTCGGTTGATCCGCAGATCGCGCAACTCGTGGAATTCGCGACCAAGACCGGAGAGGAGCTCGTTGAGCGGTCGGAATGGCGCAATCTCAAAATGGGCGGCCAGTTGACGGGCGATGGCGTCACGACGCTGTTTATGCTCCCGGCCGACTGGCAGAGGTTCTGCCCCTCATCTAACTCTCAGAATAGCCCGCTCGTCTCTCTGGCTCGTCCGACGATTCCAATCATCGGGCCGATCAAGGACGAAGACCTGAATATGAGGAAGGCGTTGCCGATGGCTACGATCTTCCCTGTGTGGCGTCTCATCGGCGGCACGATAGAGATTTGGCCCGCTCTGGCGGACGGGGAGACGATCTCCTTCTCGTATTATTCGAAATATTGGATCGCCAATTCGGATGCGTCGAGCCGCTTCGATGCTTGGACCTCGGACACTGACGTTAGCCTGATCCCGGAGAGGCTGATTATTCTCGGCGCGATCTGGAGATACAAGAGATCGAAGGGCCTCGATTACGCAGAGGAGTTCCGCGAGTACGAACTCGCCATATCGAGGGCCACGGGTCAGCAGGATATGGGTCGTTCGGTTTCGACAACGGCGCAGCGGCCATGGCCGGATAACTATTGGCCGGGCGTCATTACCCCTCCGACAAGCACATGATGCTCAAGCCGCTCAGGGATAAGGTCAGAACGCGCCAGCAGATATCGCGGGTCAAGACGACGTTCGCGCCGACGAAAGGATGGTACGTCGGGGAGAATCTGGCGACGCCTCCTCCCAAGACGGCGTACTTCCTTGAAAACGTATTCTGCCAGCTTGATTATATCCGGGTCCGCGGCGGGTCTCAGACGTGGGCGAGCGGAATGCCGTCGTCCCCTGTCTATTC